GGATAAATCATGGCTCTAGTCGTTAAAGATAGGGTAAGAGAAACCACTACGACCACAGGCACAGGCACAATTACATTAGGTGGTGCTGCTACAGGCTTTCAATCATTCTCTGTTATTGGTGATGCTAATACTACGTTCTATACTATTCAGTTAGCCAATACGAATGAGTGGGAAGTAGGTGTAGGAACATACACGTTATCAGGCACTACTTTATCTCGTGACACTATATTAGAGTCTAGCAATAGTGGAAGTGCAGTTAATTTTAGTGCAGGTACAAAAGATGTCTTTGTTACTTACCCTGCTGAAAAAGCAATTTACTTAGGTAATTTACCTACTAAAATGGTAGTATTAAAAAGAGACACTACTACTGCTGACGTTGCTTTAGCTAATGGTTTTTTACCTGTATTAAACAGAAGTGGCTCAACAATTAATGTTACAGTAAGTTAAGGAAAATTATGGCAACTCGTTATGGATTAGTGCTTAATGGCACAACAATACAAGAACTACAGTCAGGCGATACTATTATTGGCTTAACTTCTAGTGCAGCACTTCAAAAAGGTGATGGCTCTACTGGACTTACTGCAGCTTCTGCTGGTACAGACTATGTAGCACCAGGCACAGCAACATCATTTACTGCTAAACAAACATTCACAGGCACATCTGCAATTATATCATCTAAATTTGCTAATGCTTTAGAAGGTGTTACAGTAGCAGCAACAGCAGCTACAGGCACAATTAATTATGATGTTACAACTCAATCAGTTATTTACTATACATCTAATGCTTCAGCCAATTGGACTGTAAACTTTAGAGCATCTTCAGGCACATCTTTAGATACAGCTATGGCTACAGGTGAAGCTATTACAGTTGTATTCTTAGTCACACAAGGTGCAACAGCCTATTATAATAATGCTTTACAAATAGATGGTTCATCTGTCACACCTAAATATCAAGGCGGCACAGCATGGACAGCAGGAAATGTGTCAGGAATAGATGCTTATTCATATACTATTGTTAAAACAGGTTCAGCAGCTTTCACAGTATTTGCAGCACAAACACAATTTAAGTAGGAATTAATAATGCCTTTATTGTCAAGATTAGCAATTCAATCAGCAAGAGGTTATGGTGCTTTATCTGCTAAAAAAATTACTACTATATCTGCATCCTATCTTGTTGTTGCTGGAGGTGGCGGAGGCGGAGGAGCTGGTGGTGGAGGCGGAGGAGCAGGCGGCTTTTTAACTAATTCTGCTACATTATCTTTTGCTACTACATATACTGTAACAGTTGGTGGCGGTGGTGCTGGAGGAACTTCTGCATATAACCTTGCAACCAATAGAGGTAGTAGTGGTTCTGACTCTGTATTATCTGGCACAGGATTAACAACTGTTACATCTACAGGTGGTGGCGGTGGTGGTGGTGGACAGCAAGCATCTGCTGGAGCTGGTGTAGGTTTAACTGGTGGTTCAGGCGGTGGAGGTGGTGGTAGTGTTGGCGGTAGTAATTTTGCTGGTGGTTCTGCAACTGCATCTCCTACACAAGGCAATGCTGGTGGAACAGGAAGTGGCTCTGCTGGTGAATATGGCTCTGGTGGCGGAGGAGGTGCTAGTGCAGTAGGTGTTGCTGGTACGGGTTCTGGTTCAGGTAATGGCGGAGCTGGTACTGCGTCAAGCATTTCAGGTTCATCTGTTACTTACGCAGGCGGTGGAGGCGGTGGAGCTTATACAGGTAACGTAAACGGTGCAGGAGGTGCAGGCGGAGGCGGTAAAGGTCAAGGTGCTACTGCGGCAGTTTCAGGAACTGCTAATACAGGCGGTGGTGGTGGTGGTAGTTCAGTTGCATACGGTGCTACTGGTACAGGCGGTTCTGGAGTAGTCATTATATCTTATGCTGGCTCACAAAAATGGACAGGCGGAACTATAACATCATCAGGTGGAAACACAATACATACATTTACTTCTAGTGGAAGTTTAACACCTTAATAACAAAGGAAATAAGATGGCACACTTTGCTCAATTAGAAAATAATGTAGTAACAAAAGTTATAGTAGTGTCTAACCAAGATATTATTGATGAAAATGGTCAAGAGTCAGAACAAAAAGGTATAGACTTTTGCTCTAATCTTTTAGGTGGAACATGGAAGCAAACTTCTTATAATGGCAATATCCGTAAAAACTACGCAGGTATTGGATACACTTATAATGAAGCAATAGATGCTTTTATTGCACCTAAACCATTTGTTTCATGGGTATTAGATGCAGATAAAGCACAATGGAAAGCACCTGTAGATATGCCTACAGATGATAAAAAATATTCATGGAATGAAGATACATTAACTTGGGTAACAATACCTGAAAGTGTGTAATTAAATGTTTGGTATAAGCGCATTTGCTGAAACCTCGTTCAGCACGTTAGGTAAGATAGGAGGTATAGTATTAGCTTCTGCTCAAGTAGATGCAAATGCAATTGTTGCCGCCAATGCTAATGCAATAAAACCATTTAGTGCTGCTATTACAGCAGACGCTACCGTTACAAGTAGTGCAACAAGAATACGATTAAATGCTGGTTCTATAAACGGAAATGCTAATGTAAGTGCTGTTTACTTACGCATAAGAAATAACTCAGGTTCAATTACAGGTAACGCTAATGTAACTGCACTAGGTTCGTTTGAGATTACAGGTTCAGCAAGTATTACTGCTAACGGTTCAGTAGAACTTAATTATGTAGTTATCAAAACAAACGCTGCAAGCATTACAGGAAATGCAACTGTATCTTGTTTAGGCGGATATGTAGTAAGTGGTAATGGACAAATAGTCGGTAATGCTAGTGTCTATTGTTTAGGTGGTATTGTAACAGGTGCAAGTGCATCTATTACACCTATAGCCACAGTTACAGCAAACGGAATTATACAAGGTGAAGGATGGACACCTGTCACACCATCTTCAGATACATGGACACCATCATCAGCAAGTTCAGACACATGGACAACAATTTCACCATCATCAGATACATGGCTCAGACAAGGATAAAACATGGCAAAAACCAAAATTTCAGAATTTAGCACAACAGCAGCAGACAATACGGATATAACTAATATCAATATTGCTGAAGGTTGTTCACCAGCTAACTTAAACAACGCTGTTCGTAGCTTAATGGCATTACTAAAAGACCAACAAACAGGTGCTAGTGGTGACCCATTTACAGTTGCAGGGACATTGGTTGCATCAGGTCAAGCAGTAGCTTCTGGCACACTTAATGTGACAGGCGCTTTCCAATTAGACGGAACTGCAGGCGCTTCTGGTCAAGTATTGTTATCAGCAGGTGGTAGTACAACACCTACATGGGGTAATACGTTTGTAGCTGGTATGATTATGATGTGGTCAGGTACAATTGCTACTATACCTAGTGGATGGTTTTTATGTAATGGTTCTAACAGTACTCCTGACTTACGCAATAGATTTATTATTGGTGCATTTTCTGATGACTCCGGTACAGCTAAAACAACAGTAACAGGTTCTGCTACGCAAACTGGTGGCACTAAAGATGCTATTGTAGTAAGCCATACTCATACTGCAACAGTAACTGACCCTGGTCATACACATACACCAGGCAGTATTTCAACAAATAATGTTAATCAGGGTAATAGCAATGGCTCTAATGTGCAAACTGCTGGTGCAATACCTTCAGCAGTAACAGGCATTACTGTGTCAAATAGCACAGAAGGTTCAAGTGGTACTAACCAAAACCTACCACCATACTACGCATTAGCATTTATTATGAAGTCTTAATATGCCAGTACAACGCATAGCTTTTAAAGATTGGTTGCCTGACCAACCTAGTATATTAGATACAGTATCAGAAGCTAATAACGTTATTCCTTTAGCTGTAGGATATGGTCCGTTTAAATCAGCAGTAACATTTTCAGGCGCAGCTTCAGAAGAGTTAAATAATTGCTTTGCTGCTAAACTAGACAATGACGTATTTATCTTTGCTGGTGGTGCTACTAAACTATTTAAAGTAGACAATACTGACTTATCTCTAGTAGACGAGTCTAAAGCAGGTGGATATACAGGCACAAATAGATGGCAATTCTTACAGTTTGGTAGTCTTGCAATTGCATCTAATGGCTCTGAAAAGATACAGTCTTTTGATGTAAACAGCTCTACAGCTTTTGCA